ATTGTACCAGTCATCTGATTCCAGTACTTTATATCTGAATTGTTCTCTTGCTTCTATATAAGATAGTTCTGCTTTACTTGAACAGAAATATAATATCTTACGTTTGAATTTATCTTTGCCTAAAGTTTCGACGTCTTGTGTAAGTTCGTCTGATGAGCCATAGTAATCACGCCAATCACTTTCTACTAGTGTACGACGTTTGTTTTTTCTGCCTTTGAGGGGAGGTTTAGTCTTCTTAAATTGAGCCAGTTTTTTACCAATGTATTTTTTGTCGGTTGTAGTATTTGTTATCAAATATACAAAACCAATCATGCCTTCTGGTATTTCTTTAACTATTTTGTTTTTATAATACCAGTTTTGCATGTTATCTTGTATATATCTTTCTTTACATATTATTCTTTTTATCTTGGATTTCTGCACGTCTTGCTTTTGCAAGTTTACCTAATTCGCCTAATGCTTTTCTTGCACGAGCGGCAGCTGCTTTCACACCCTTAGTTTCAAATGCTTCTGATTCCTTTAGGTATGCTTCATATGCTTCTATAATTTTTTCGTGTGACATTTTTTGTCTCCTATTTTAATTGTATCTCTTGTTTCCATTGAGACCGTTTATTTAAAGTTTTACCACAACTTCTTTTACAAACATAGAATGGATTTTTATTATCCAGTCTCGTTTGATATTCATCCATTAGTTGTTCTGGAGTATATTGTAATATATCTTCGTGCTTAGTTTTACCTTTATAATAACTTTCTGCAATATGACAACAAGGAAATTCTTGTCCTTTGTAATCTATGTAAGTAGATTCTTCATCATTACGTTCACATTGTATACTGTTAATATCATCATAGTCAATATAATTATACTTATTTGCAGGTTTTATATGATTAAAACTATATTCGTCCCATCTATCTGTTTCTTTACTACGAAACCAGGTAAATCCCATATTTTTAGCAAGTTCCTTACACTGCTCTACTTGATGTTTATTATGATCAAATACTAACATGTCCCAATGGGCACTTGATCCTGCATTGATATATGCTTGTGCATTTTGCATTACTTTATCAAATTGAACTCCTACTCTATAGATATGATTGGTATCTTTTAGACCGTCTATACTAAAAACTACATAATCTAAAGGGCCCTTTAACAGATTTGCACAATCAATCCACCAGTCAGTGTTTCTTATACTTCCATTGGTGTTTATGCCTACTACTATTTCTGGGTGTAAATCTTTTAACCACTTAATTTTTTCTAGTAAACTGACATCTGCACATGGATCACCTACTGTTCCACAAAAGAATATTTTTTCTAATTTCTTATTAATATTTTTTATGATTTGTAATTGAAACTGTCTAAGGTCAAGGTCAGCAAGAGATACAATACATCCTTCACCGTTTATATTTCTAGCACACATAGGACATGCAGCATTACATCTACTTGTAGGCTCAAAGTGTAGTATTTTTACCATTCTGTTACATGTTCTCTGTCAAAAAGTTTTGTTTTTATGCATTTAGTTCTGCATTCTACATTATCAAACTGCTTAAATTCATCTTGCCACCAGTCATCTGCTAGTATTTCATCTAGTGTATTGTTATATAAATTAAATTTTGTTTCAGCAAGATTGTTCCATTTAGCATTATGAGGATAACGTAGTGCAGTCCAACAACAAGGATAAAATTCTCCTGTTGCTTTTAAAAATACACCTTTGTTGCCTATATAACAAAGTGCTGGATATTCTTTACTATTTTGTAATTGTTCTGCACGTTGCCAAAATAATTCTTTTAAATCTGAACCTGGACGCTTTTTTGCAGTTATATAATTCTGTTCTCTTTCAAACCTATGTCCACTAGCAATTAGTTTTTTATCCAATGGTTCTAACAAATCATTATTACTGTATGCATCTGGATACTTACTGCCAAATTTTGTACTTTTAGTAAGTTGCCAACAATCAAACTTGTAATCATATGCAAGTTTTACAATTTTATCTAAGTTTGATTCATTAAATCTAAATGCAATTGTTGCAATTACTGTATAGGTAGTGTTGTTATGCTTTCTAAAAGTTACTATGCCATCGATTATACTATTCCAATCACAGTTAACACGGTATTTACTGTTACTTTCTTGGTCCCATCCATCTAAACTCCAGTGTATCTCATCATATTCATTGCAGTATGAAGCAAGTTGTTGCCACCAGTCTGCAGTTTTGTAACTGCCATTTGTGATTATTGAAAGTTGAATATTAGGATTAATATTCTTTATCCATTCTACAATTTGTAAAAACTGTTTAGCATAAATTGGATCGCCATCATCTCCGCAAAAACTTATTTTGCGTATCTTTTTAATTTGTGATTCGCCTATCTGATTACAGAAGAAGTCCAATGTAAGTTGACGATTAAGAAGTGTTTCTGGTACTTCTGCTCTAGTACATCTAGGACATTTTAATGTACATATACTGCTTACTTCTATGTGCCAATGGTCTAATGCTAACTTCATGTAACTTCTATATCTGTATCGTAACTAGTAAACCCATTTTCTTTTATTACCTTTAATACGTTGTTTACACGACCTATAAGCTCATCCTTGTGAGATACTAACCAAACACTTTTGTTACGTTCTCTGCTCATACGTTTTAGTACACCCATACTATTTTCTACACCAGAACTATCCATACCACTGTCTACTAGTTCGTCAATGAATAATAAGTTTATGGGTTGATATAAACTTTCCCAAACATCACGGAACGCCCAACTTAAACTTAATATAAGTCTGTTCCGTTCACCTCTGCTTAAATTGTCAAAGTCTAAATCTCTACCTAGTTCCTGAATCTCAACTGTTAAATCATTTTGGAAAATTACTGTATGTGGTAAGCCTATTGCATTTAGGTATTGCTCTAATCGTGTATTCAAGTATGATAAGTTTTGTTCTATAATTCTTTTACGTATAAAACTATCTTTGTTTGTTAGTAGTTTTAGTAAAAACTCTTGATGTTGTTGTGTTCTTGTGAGTTTGTTTATACTATCCCAACTTATTTCCTGGACTGCAGTAGTTTCCATCTCTGCAATTTGATCTGTGTATGGATCTATTTCATCCTGTTTATTTTTTAATTGAGATTCAAGTGTTGATAAACTACTACGATGATTGTGTGCATCATTTACATTATCATAAAATGTTTTTGGCTTATCAGGTACAGGGTTTTTTCCTTTTTCTAATTCTGTTATTGCTTCTTGTAATTCAGAAAGAAATATGTTTGCGTCTTCATGTTCTTTTTGTGCTTTTTGTATTTGTTCTTTATGTGTTTCTAAATGTGCAACACTCTGCTTACAACTTCCACATATTCCTTCATTTATATTATCTAATGCTTTTTTAGTACGATTACTATCACGCTCTGCTCTACTAACCTGTGCCTGTAGTGCAGATATATCTTTTGTTAATTGCACTTGTGTGTTGTTTAGTGTATGCCAATCGTTAAGTTCTGTGTGTATTCTTAGTTCTGTATCAATATCAACGTGTGCTAGATCATCTATTGCAGTTTTTAGTTTGGATATATCTTCATCTTTTTTCTTCTGCCAGAGCAATTGTCTACGTTTTAGTGCTTCTACTTGTTCTGTAATTTTACTGTTTGCATCTTCAACTGCTTTTATACGAAACTCTTCCTGTTGTATTTTGTTTTTAGTATTACGTACGAGTTCTTTTAAATTTTCTGCTTTTTCAGATAATATAGTTATACCCAACAACTGTTCAATAATAGCACGTTGGTCATTTTGTCGCATACTCAAAAAAGGTTCACTATAGGTATTCAGTGCAAGCACATGTTTAAACATGTCATGGCTCATACCTAACAGATCTTCAATAGCCTTTTGTGTTTCTCTGCTATCGCCTTGTGCGTTATCATCTGTTTCTTGTTCACTGTTATTGATATAAAACTTTAGCACATTAGGCTTGCGTCCACGTTCAATGCGATATGCCAAACCATCTTTTTCAAACTCAACTGTAGTCAGCATGTTCTTGCCATTAGTTTTGTTGATCAAGTTATCCTTGCGAATGTTTGTAAGTGCATTTCCGTACAGTGCATAACTCAATGCATTGATGATAGTTGTTTTGCCAGTACCATTTCTACTGCCAGCATCACCTCCACCTGTGTCCAAGTTCTCACCCAGTACCAGCGTAAGGTCGTTGCGGTTAAAGTCAATGGCTTGTGTGGTGTTGCCCACACTCATAAAGTTTTTTACTGTAAGTGTATCTATTTTAAACATATGTATATTCTACAGGATTAGTTGCGATAATTCAATATCTTCTAGTGCTAGATATGTCTTAAAGTTATGTTCTAGTACGTCAGAAACGCTCTCAACGTCTGCTCTAATTTTTTCTATAGGTTGTGTTACAAAATTTTTAATACTAGTAGTAACACTATCAAATCTGTCACTGTGATCAGCAATTGAGTCGTATGATTCGTCAATTATTGTATTAAAAGTTTTAAAGCCTTTGGACTTTAGTAATGTAAGTGTTCCCAATGCACCCAAAATGATAAACGGCCGTTTGCTCGTAATTGGTCTCATAGTTTTTTCTGATATAAATGGGTAAGGATAATCAAACACTGATTCAGTTACGATGTCTAATCCAAAGTATTTGTAGAAATCTGCTTGATATCTACTATTGTCATTTGGTTTTCCCGGTATAGCATCATTTATAACGTCATGATGGATAGGATTAGAGTCGCCGTTTTTAAGATATAATTTGTCATTTACTCTTGTGATTGGGTCTGTATAAAATATAGTCATCCTTTATATCCTCTAATAGACACTTCAACACGATCTAATAGATTGTTTGTGTTTAGATAGTTGTAAAGACTATATCTATGAGACCTACTTGCTCCCATCATAGATAATCCGGCGTGTTTTATATCTTGTGCATTAATAGGCAAATCTTCTACCAAATCGGAATTGTAATGCGAAGTTGTAATAAAAGTTTCTATAATTGTAGGTCTGTCTTCTCGTGAATGATCTTTTAGTATTAGATCTATTTCTTGTTGCAACCCGAAGTAGTTCGTGATAAACGTAAATATAAAATAAGGAATATCTAGTTCTTTTATTATTGTCATTGTATTATATAAGTTTAAACCAAAGTTAAGTATTTTCTTATCATAATAATCTGTATCAAAGTGCTCTATTATTATCCTATCATTTACATTATATTGTTCACGTTTAATTTGAATGAGCCTATCCTTTAACACATCAAAATTATAGTCAAATTCCTTAAACTCTATTGTATCTAAAATGTTGTAAACACTGGATAGCTTGTCATAATATTTTTTAGTAAGGAGCTTGCTCATAAATTTCTGTAAATATCTAACATTAAGTTACGATCATATTGATCGCTTTCGATTTGTTGCAGTTGACTAGTAACGATAGTGTCTACGCTTTCAAAGTTAATCTCGCCTGAGATTTGCATGTCCATCTCTTCAACTTTTACAGGAATCAAACTCATTTCACGCAGTTGATACTCGTCCATAAAAGTTTCTTTGATAAAGTTTGCTTCTTCGTAACTGATATCCACATCCAAGTTAACACGGGCATAAGTCTTTGGACCAAGATACTTTTCTGGGCCATCTAATAACTGGCTTATTTTAAGTGTACGATACTTTGGTTGATCGGGCCATGCAATAAACTGTTTTGTGCCGTCCCAATTCAGTAACATCATACCTCTATCATCGTCCCATGCATCACTATAATTGTGTGGAAAAGCGTTTCCTGTATAAGTTACGTTATCTCGTTCCTGTCTTTTATGAAAGTGTCCTGTAAAAACTGTACCACAACGTCCAAAATCTGTATGATTTAGCTCACCATGATCTGGCATTTGTACCATTGCGTTCATATAAAAGTGAGGAAGTTCAAAATGTCCAATTACATAATCAGCCTTTATCTTTTGCATCTGTTTATGCTCATCTCCTACTAACCAAGGTATAAATGCAACGCCATCAACAGTAGTGATGTCATTATAGAACTGAATATTTTCAAACTTTTTAATAAATGCAATACTATTATAGTCACGCTTGTCTCGGTAGTATTCATCATGGTTGCCTGGTATAAAATGTACAACATTAAAATTTGTGTTTAGTAATTCTAGTGCTTGTAAACTGTAATTTAATGTTGCAACATTGATACTTGCACGTTGATGATGCCAATCACCCATAAAGATGCAGGTATCTGCACCTTGTGCTTTTGCTTCAGCACAGAACCAAGTAACAAAGTCAAGACAATCTTTATTGAATGTTTGACTGTTGCTTTTATTTCCAAAGTGAATGTCCGTAAAGACGGCGGCCCGTTTGAATAAACTCATGTATGTATTATAGCATCTTATAGATTATTGTCAAGTGATAGGTTCTGCACTTTTTGCGTTTTCATTTTCGTTTTGTCTAGTATAACTTGGATTTAGGCCAGCACTTTCTAGTATATCATCTCTAATTGCTTGGTTTTTCTTTTCTAAGTTTAGAACACGAGTAAAACTGTTTGTAATGGCGGCAGTGTAATACGCAAATGGATTTTCGCTTTTGCTTTCGTCGAATTGTAGTCCAATTTGTGTTAGTTGTAGTAATGCTTGACTACGCATTTCGTCGTTGTAAGTATAGCCACGCCAGTTTGAACGTGTTCCATATCTTTCACATAGTTTCATATACATTCTAGCAAGTTTACTTGTGGTTTTCCCATGTGTTTTACTAAATTGACCGTTTTCTAGTCCACCTTCCCAATGACTTTTTCCTACTAATACTGGATTATCATTATCATCTATTCTATAGTGTTGGAAAGGAGGAAAGTTACACTGTATATGATGATCTGCAACAGTTTTTGGATTTTTTTTACGTCCCGGGTGTAGTGGAATGTGGTCATGTGTCATAATTCTAAATACTACATTTTTTTTATCTATTTTTTTCCAGTCAACTGCAAATTCTGCTTGCTTTACCTTAAGTCCTTCTGCTCTAGCCGCTTCGTAATTTTGTTTTTGTATACGATCTGCTTGATTTCTTTTTGCTTGAGCAACTGTTCTTATGTTTATTTTTTCAATGTTTGGTAAAATAATGTCATAAACATCATCACCTTCGGCAACAAAACTGCTATATGTATTTTTACTTTTGTGTATTTCCTTTAACAAGTCACGATTGTTAAGGTAATTTTTACGTTTTATCATATATGGGATTCCTTTTATATACGTATATTATACAGCCTATAAATATACTTATGCAATATAAAAATAAGGATTTTTTAAGTGGCATTCGATTTAGGAAACAAATTTACCCGTAAAGCAGACCAATATGTAAAAGACGCTGCAGGCAAACTATTGCCTGGAAATGATCCCCTTAGTAAAATTGGCCGTAATGTTCTTGATTCTAGTGCAAACAGATTAGTTTCAGCAGGGTTGGAGTTTGCTAAAGGTATCCCATTCTTAGACGATATAATTACTACAACATTTAGAGAAAATGATACACGAGTAAGATTATCACTTAGTCCTAATAGTGGACAGATTTTATATAAAAGTTTTAATAATAGGTTGTTAGAGCCATTGATAGACACAGACGGAATATTATTTCCATATACTCCAACTATTAGTGTAAGTCATACTGCACAATACACAGGCATGCACCCTGCACACAGTAATTATGTCCAGCATAGTTATAATGCAAGTAGTGTTGATGCTATTAGTATAGATGGATATTTTACTGCAAATAATGCAGATGAAGCAAGATATGTATTTGCAGTTCTGCACTTTTTACGTAGTGCTTATAAAATGTTTTTTGGTGCAGACGCTAATAGAGGTACTCCACCGCCTGTACTTAGACTAAGTGGATATGGTCCTTTTAATTATAATAGTGTACCTGTTGTTTTAACAAATTTTACTGAGATAATGTCAGCTGATAGAGATTATATAGAAGTACCACTTGCCGCTTCACCTGATGCCGCAACAAAAACTATGATACCAACTTTTATGAATATGACAATGACATTGAGTCCAATATATACTAAAGATCAAATATCTAATTTTAGTTTAGAAAGTTTTGCACGTGGTGATTTAATAGGTAGACCTGGTGGAAGTGGAGGATTTTTATAATGGCAGTCCAGTATAATAGTGATAGTCCTTATGCTGATACAAGTTTTTATAGTTATTATTTAGATGTTTTAACACCAAGGATAATTTTACCATATAAAGATGATGTACTACACACATTAACACAAGTTCATCAATACAGACCAGACCTTTTAGCATATGATTTATATGAAAATGATAAACTGTGGTGGGTATTTCAAGCAAGAAATCCAAATGCGTTTGAAGATCCAATATGGGACTTTAGAACAGGTGTTAAATTTTATCTACCCAAGAAAGAAACTATTGATACTGCGTTAGGAATTTAATATGGCAGTACCTCCAGATAGAAAAAATTTGCAAAATCCAGCACCACAGGATTTAAGTTTATTTCAAGAACCAGTTGACAGAATAAAAATTCCTGCAAGCACTACTATTGCTTATGCTAATGATGCTATAGATAGAAAAGTTGACTATGGAAAAGATGGGTATGCAGTAGATGCAGATGGAACCATTAGAATACCCATATATCCTAACAACCAAGATTATTCAGATTTTTCTGGACCAAATCCAAAACAAGGTATACCTGAAGATATTGACTATGGTGGATTTACTAACAATGATTTCGATGGACTTATAGGGTCAAGAGATACAGAAACGGGATCTATTCCAGGATTAAACTCCAGTAAAAAACCAATAAAAGTTACAGGAAGTCAAGATGCAACAAGTAATAATACTAAAACCATTACTAAACCTTTTACAGAGAACCTAGCACCTGTTCCTATTGAACCAAGAGCTAACGAACTTAATCAGTTTTCCAGTGTTTCCTATAATATTGCACTTTATATGATGAACAGCAGAAGTTATGTTGATATAACAAAGTCGCCCGATAGTCCTCAGGAAGCACTGAGATTTCCAAACAGTCAATTATTGATGCGTAGTGGAGGAGTTGGTTTAGATAATACTAATAATAATTTTTCTAATGACTTTTTTATAGATGATCTAGAAATTAGTAATATTGCAGTTGGTCCTAACAGATTTAGACATAATACAAATGCTACAGATATAAGATTTACAATTACAGAACCACGTGGTGTTACTTTATTAGAAAAACTTCAAAGTTTAGCAAGCACTGTTTTGGTTACTACAAAAGAAAAATACATACACGCTCCTTATCTTTTAGAAATACAATTTAAAGGATATGATGAAAGAGGCAAAATTGTGCCTACATTTAGTAAACCTAAGTACATTCCTATTAGAATAACAGACATAACATTTGAAGTTACTTCTAGTGGTACACAATATCGTGTGACTGCAGTCCCTTTTTCAAACCAAGCTCTTAAATCTATAGTAAGCACCATACCACATAATATAGAACTACAAGCAAAGACAGTTGGTGATATATTTTCCAGTGAAGTAACTAAAATTGTAGAGGAATCTACAAAAATTAGTGATGCAAATCAAGGCATAGACGGACCAGGAAATGTCAATGCTAGTAAAATAAAAAGAACAAAAGTAAAAAATCTTGGTGAAATTTTAACAGATAGTCAAAAAGCACGTACAGGTACTCCACCGCTTTCAGGGCAACCTAAAACAATAATTCAAAGTGATGGAAAACCACGTGTTGTACAGCCTCCTGCAGAAAGATATGATGTATATAACTTTTTAATAGCGGACGAAATTGCAAATGCTAAGTTAAATTTAGGTGATTTATATGATGTGCTTAACACTCCTGTACCTACAGATGGTGAGAAAAAAGCAAAGACAAATAACGATGACAAAAGTCAGTTTGAAACATATGTCCAGGGGTTAACTAAAGGAATAAAGTTTGATAAAGATACAGGTATTTTTAAAATAAATGCAGGAACTGATATTTCTAGGTTAATAAATCTTGTTATAATGCATAGTGATTATATGGATAAAAATATAGAAGAAAATCCAGACCAATATGCAAAATCTGGAGACCCTATAAATTGGTTCAGAATCAGACCTGTTATTAAAAGTGCAAATAGTGAAGGTGGTGGATATGATGCTAAAGAAGGAAGATACAAATATGAAATAATGTTTGCAGTAGAAAAAAATGTAATACATTATCATGATTTTCCTTGGGCAAAGAAAAGTGTTCCATTAGGTAAAGGATATCATAAAAAATACGATTATATTTTTAGTGGACAAAATACACAAGTGTTAGATTTTCAATTAAAGTTTAATACTGCATTCTTACAAGTAATGACTGCTGGAACTGGAAGTCCATTTGCAAATAAAAATGCAACATCTCCTTTTACACCATTACAAAAAGAAGTTGTAGATAGTGTAGAAGGAAATACAATAAATGTTGCAGATAATTTAACTAGAAAACGTGCAAAAGATTTGTTTAGCAGTGTAATGAGTGATGGTGTTGATTTGGTAAACCTAGATATGCAGATTGTAGGAGATCCTGCATGGATTCCAACAAGTGATGCGTATTGGCAAGACAAAGTAAGAAAAGGTGAAACATATACACAGGCTTTTATGCCTGATGGTACTATAAATTATAATCTTTCGCCTCCTTTTGTTCAGGTCAACTTAAAAACTCCTTTAGATTACGATAACAAAACAGGACTACAAAATCCTAACCAAGTAAGTAACAGTAGTTTTAGTGGGGTTTATCGTATTACACAGGTAGATAGTACATTTTCAGGCGGAACGTTTCAACAAAGATTAACAGGATTCAGAGCACCTATGCAATCAATAGCAGGAGGCCAAGGCCGAGATAAAACAGAAACTGCTGGTAAAGAAAGAAATGCAGTCATAGATGAATTTAGTAAAGATGCATTAAATTATTTGAAAAATCAAGCAAAAGATAGTAAAATTAATAAAGGGATAGCTGCAAATGTAGTTAATCCAGAATTTAACGATTATGACGTACTTACATAGAGATATTCAATGGCAATAGACACAACAAGACAGGGATCAAAAGGTGGAGATCCACAATACAATCCGGAACTAAGAGGTGTAAGCGAAGAACGTGGAATAGTTGTTGGAATTGTTAAGGCAAACGTTCATGGATCGCATATGGGAGTAATACAAGTTTACATCCCAGAAATGTCAATAGATGAAACTGATAAATCTCAATGGAGAACAGTGAGATATTGTACACCATTTTATAGTAGAGTAGAAAGCACACTAGGGGCAAATAACAAAAATCGCTATATAGATACTAAGATGCCTTCCGGCATTGTCACACCTCCACCTGACTTAGGTACTACTGTGCTTTGTTTTTTCCCACACGGCAAAAATAATGAAGGTTATTACTTTGCATGTGTACCAGATACATATATGTTGCAAACAGTTCCTGAACCTACTGTTGTAGAGGACTTTGAAAATGGTCCATACATAGGTGGCGAATTAAATGATAAGAAAAATAACCCTAATGACATTGTAAATTGGAAGACACAATTAAGACCTGAAGATTTTATTACACAAAAAATTGTAAAGGAACAGGGTTTACTAAATGATAGAGTTAGAGGACTTAATAATAGTAGTTATATGAGAGAATCTCCCAGTGAGATTATAGGTATAAGCAGTAAAGGTCGTAGAATTACTGAAAGTGGCAAGGATTTTTTGAAAGAAAATGCTGCTGCACTTAAAAACCCTAACACTACAGACGAAAAAATACGTGCAGGATTATTAGGCCCAACTGCTAGACGTAAAGGACACAGTATTGCTCTAGACGATGGTGATATAGAAGGAAATAGTAACCAAATAAGATTGCGTACTAGTACTGGACATCAAATTTTACTAAATGACAGTGAAGGAATTATATATGTAGGTAATTCTACTGGTAGTGTATGGATAGAACTTGGAAATCAAGGTACAATGGATGTTTTTGCTAATGATAGTATAAACTTTCGTAGTAAAAACCTTAATTTTCATGCAGATGAAAATATTAAGTTTCATAGTAAGGGATATACACAACTTGTGAGCGAACAGCAGATGCATCTACAATCAGGTGACGATTTTGTCGTAAGCAGTGAAGGTGATACAGGTATCACAACTAAAAAGTTTAGTGTTACTGCAAGTGGACAAATGAATTTAAGTGGTGGTGCTACTGCTAGTATAAAAGCAAGTGGTATTATGGCAGTAAGTGGTGCACTAGTGATGTTACAAGGTCCTAGTTTAGGATCACAAAGTGCAAAACCAGTCAGACCACAACAGAAATTAGATGCAAAGTATGATGCAGCTCAAGGAAAATATGTGCTTAGTAGAGATAGTGTTACTACTACAACTGTAGACAGATTAGCAACACATGAACCTTTTGTTTCTCACGGCGAAAAAAATACTAGCACTAGTTACACTGGTGGATTAGCTGGTGGCGGTGGTCTCGGTGCAGCTTTTAGTATTATAAGTACAGGTTTTCAAATAGCAAGTGCTTTACCACCTGGTACATTTAGTACTTTAGGTACAGGCGTAAGTGGAGTTACAAGTAATTTAAGCAATATTACTAACAGTAGTTCATATGTTGGTCTTGCAGGTATAGATGGAGTTGCCACTGCAACTATTCCTAAGTTTGATTTTAGTAATATAGTGTCCACAGGTTCAGGTTTTGATTTTGGATCATTAGGTGATACTTTTACAAGTATTACTGATACAATTGGTACAAAAATACAAACTTTTACAGATGCAGTTGGTGATACAATAGGCAAATATGGTAATAGTATTACAGGTACTGACATTACTAGTCAAGACTTTCCTGGATTGGATGCTTTTGGAGGGTTTGGTCCTAGTATATCAAACATTAAGGGTAATTTTTCAAATATTTCTTCAACAGTTGATAGTATTGGTAGTAGTATCGCAGGACAAGGTGCAATAGGTTCATCCTGGGCTAGTACAATAGGTGATTTATCGAATTCTAGTTTAGGCAAGTTAGTCACAGATGGCACAGGAAAAATTGTAGACATTGCAAAAGAAGTAGTAGATCAATATCAAGCCGATTTACCACAAATACAAAAAGGTTTACAAAAATTAAGTACAGTCGCTGGATTGGCAGGAGCAGATATAAGTGGATTGGATAAACTAAATGGGTTTTTACTTGAACCTAAAATTGCAGGATTTGAGATTACTGATGTTGTGAAACAACTAGATACAGGTTTTAGTATCGGCGACTTAGATAGTACAGATATGCAAGGATTGGCAGCTGCAGTTGTAAAGGTAGCTGGCAGTAATAATTCAAATAGTTTTATAAACAGTACAACCAAAGCAATGGGAAAATATGGATTTACTGTTGACCAATTAATTTCTGCTGGTTACGTAAGACCGGAAGCAAAATTTAATGATCAACTGTTGCAAAGTAGTGTGTGGACAGGAAAAGACAATATTAACAGTCATACAAAATTTTTACAAAATGCTGGTATTCAGGAACAAACATATCAACAAGTTATCGCAAGTACATACCAAACACTAGTTAATAATGGTGCAATTACACCTAATGATAAATCTAAGGAAATTATGGCAATGCTTACTGGATCATCCATTAGTAATGCTGATATTGTAAAACAAGTTAGATTTGGAAATGCAAATATTGATGGGCCAGTTCGAAATACTACAGGAATCCCACAAAACGGTGATGTGTTAAGTTTTGTAAAAGATGCTATGCAAAAGGGTGCTGCTGCAAGTGACTTAGTAACTAATTTAAAGAATAAAAATAATAATACTGATATACAAGATTTATCAACACTTAAAGTATTTCAAGGCACTCTCAAAAAAGGAGAAACTCTTAGAAATATTAATGGTGTAAGTTATATTGTTCCTGCTCCTGCAAGTGATCCTTATTCTGGACCTAATGGTGGAAAAAAGAGAGATTTAGATCAAAGAATTGCTAAATTGGAAAAGGATAGGTCACAGTTAGTCAAAGACGGAAATGATGACAAAAATATAATACAACAAATAGGTGATACTCTTAGTGATTTATATGCACAGAGAAACAATTTATAAGGAAGAGAGATGGCAGTTGCAGTTTACAAAGGTATTAGTACAGTAAATAACAATTTTGGAAGTATAAAATTGACTGATACTGATCTAATTAAAAGAGATTTACTAAACCACTTTGCAATACGCAAAGGTGAAAAACTAATGAATGCAGAGTTTGGCACAAGTCTTAGAGACTTAATAATGGATCCGTTAACAGAAGAAACAAAAGCATTAATAGTTCAAGAAGTTGATGCAGTAATCAAAAATGATCCAAGAGTAAGATCAGAAGGTGTTACTATTGACGAATATGAAGGTGGACTGCAAATAGAAATGATACTAAGATATGTTACTAATAATCAAGTAGAAAACTTAATGGTAAAATTTGATAGGCCTACTGCAGAATAATATACCTATATTATACAGTGAATAAATACTGCAATAGATAGGAATATTTTATAATGGCTGCAAGTACAAGACAAGCAAATTTATTCGCTGCTGAAGACTGGAAGAAAGTCTATGAGACTTTCAGGGAAGCAGATTTTCAAAGTTATGATTACGAAACAATTCGTAAAAGTATGGTTGATTATATCCGTACTTACTATCCTGAAGATTTTAACGATTTTATAGAATCAAGTGAATATATTGCACTGATTGATATGATTGCTTTCTTAGGTCAATCTCTTAGTTTCCGTGCTGATTTAAACGCCAGAGAAAACTTTTTAGAAACTGCACAACGTAGAGATAGTATACTAAGATTAGCACGAATGCTAAACTATTATCCTAAACGTCAGCAGATTGCCAGGGGATTTATAAAAATTAACAGTTTAAGAACCACTGAAGAAGTTGCAGATAGTAATGGTAACAGTTTACGAGATACAGAAATAGTTTGGGGTGATCCAACTAACAGTGACTTTTTAGAGCAATTTACTACTATTTTAAATAGTGCATTAGTAAATACTCAAAAGTTTGGAAATCCTGCATTAAAAACTACAATTGGTGGTATTAGTATTGAAGAATATCAAATAAGTTTGAATCCTGGCACTATACCAGTTTATGATTTCAAAACAATTGTAGGTTCACAAAATTTAGAATTTGAATTAGTCAAAGGCACATACAGTGGTCAAGACTTTTTATATGAGGTAGCTCCTCAACCAACAAGTACCACTAATATTTTATATAGAAATGATAATAGAGGCTTTAATAGTGCTAATAATGGATTCTTTTTCTACTTTAAACAAGGTAGTTTACAAAGTGCAGATTTCACTATAGAAGAAAAGTTGCCTAATAGAACTGTAGAAATTGATGTTAATAATATTGATAACAACGACGTTTGGTTATATTCTTTAGATGATCAAGGTAATGAAACTATACGTTGGGAAAAAGTTCCTGCGATTTCAGGCAACAATGTTATATATAATAGTTTAAGTCAACAAAACAAAAATTTATTTACAGTGCGTAGTCGTGCTAATGATCAGATAAGTTTAGTTTTTGGTGATGATGTATTCTCTAATGTGCCAGTAGGAGATTTCCGTGTATATTTTAGAACAGGAGCAGGCACAACTTATAAAATTTCTCCTGATGATATGCAAAACTTACAAATTGTTATACCTTATGTGAGTCATGTTAACCAAATAGAAAATTTAACAGTAAGTTTGAGTTTGACTACTACAGTTGCCAATGCAAGTGGTAGAGAAAACCTACGTGACGTAAAAGAAAAAGCACAACAACAATATTACACTCAAGACCGTATGATTACTGGTGAAGATTATCAAATCTTGCCTTATACAAAATTTAGTAATATTTTAAAATCCAAAGCAATAAACAGAACTGCAAGTGGTATTAGTAGATACCTGGATGTAAGAGATACTACTGGAAAGTATAGTAGCACAAATATTGTTGCAGAAGATGGAATACTCTATCGCACAGAAGATTTACAAAATTTTACTTTTACTTTTATTACAGATAGTGATATAAGCAATGTTTTATCTACGCAAGTAGAAAGAAATATTTTAAAAAATGATAGTTTACATTATTACCTTAAAAATTATGGTGGCACAGATGTAACTGGACTTAATGCAGAATGGAATCTTACAACTAGCTCTAGTGGAACATGTACAGGTTACTTTAAAAATGATGTAGACGCTCCTTTAAAGATAGGAGATTTTGCAAGTAGTAATTTAAAACTTGCAAAAGTAGGAGCATTATTAAAGTTTACGGCTCCATCTGGAAAAGTTTTTGATGTCAACAATAACTTAATAACTGGTACAAGTGGAACTATTAATACAAAAGATTACATATGGGCGAGTATATCTAATATAGTAACAGATGGAACAAACCAAGGAGTTGGAAATCTAGCTACTGGACAAGGGCCTGTTACACTTACAGAAGTAATACCAAGTGATGCAGTATTAGATAAAGTAATTGCAGTATGGAATACTACAATATCTTCAACAGTAAGAAATGAAATCATACAAGCAATAGGCGACTATAAAACGTTTGGATTACGTTATGATTTAGATACCCAAGCATGGGTTATTATTACAAATGCAAATCTTAATCAAGCAAATACCTTTAGTTTAGATAACGCTGGAAATACCAGCAGTACTGGAGTGGACAATAGTTGGTTTTTTAAGTTTACTAACGATGGTAGCACTTACACTGTTAATTTCAGATCAACCAGTTATGTATTTGAAAGCAAGTTAGAAACACGTTTTTATTTTGATAAAGATTTAAATATTTTTGATCCTAGAACAGGAAAAACTATTAAAGACAAAATTAATATTCTTAAAATAAATTCATTACCTGATACTGCAGGAAGTCTTGCAATTGATTATGCTATGCAGGTTGATGATGTAATAAGTGAGACAGATGGGTATATCCTGACAAATAGAATTAAAGTAACTTTTCCTGATATAGATAGTGACGGTGTTGTTGATAATCCTGATATATTTGATATAATTGTAGCACCTGATGTTAATCCCACAAACAAGGTTGTGTTTTATAAAACAGATACCAGTAGTGGTGGATATCTTACATACACTGCAGTATCAAGTACAGATATAGAACAAAGATATACAACACAATCTGCAATAAATGAAGTCCTTGCACAATTTTCAAACGGAAAAGTATTTTATGCAAGTTCAGATAATAAGTTTTATATACTAAATGTTAGTGGTGCAAATGTAAAGAGCATAGCTGAAACTACAGATTATATAAAAAGGACAGGCAGAGATCAGCTTTTATTTCAGTACACTCATAATAGTCCTAACAATAGACGTATCGATCCAAGTCCAAGTAACATAATAGATTTGTTTTTATTAACTAGACAGTATAACACAGATTATAGAAATTATATAACTGATATCACAGGCACAGTACCAAAACCTGCTAATCCTACAACTAATGAATTGCGTGATCAATTCGGGTCTTTAGAGTCTTACAAAAGTGTAAGTGATACAATAATTTTTAATGGCATTACTTATAGGCCATTGTTTGGTGATAAGGCAGATGAAGAATTGCAAGCAACATTCAAAATTGTAAAGAATAATAGCACACTAATTAGTGATTCTGAAATTAAGGAAAAAGTTGTAACTGAAATTAATAATTATTTTGCCATTGAAAATTGGGATTTTGGAGATGTGTTTTACTTTAGTGAATTATCAGCATATCTTTATAACGCATTGTCGCCTGATGTATTGAGTGTGATAATTGTCCCTAAATTATCAACAAGCAACTTTGGTAGCTTATTTCAAATACAAAGCCAAAGAGACGAGATTCTTATCAGTTCTGCAACTGTTAATGATATAGATGTCATAGATGTAATTACTGCAAATAGTTTACAGGCATCAGGAAATGTTGTTAATACTACTACAACAAATTTAGCAAGTGAAAGTGTAAGTGCAAACAGCACAAGTACAACAGTGTCTACAACAACTTCTACAACTAGCTCAACTACAACTGGCGTAAGTTCTAGTAGTAGTTCTAGTAGTAGTTCAGGGTCTGGTGGAGGATATAGTTACTAATGGCTATTAGAAAAAGTTCTGCACTCTTACCTAGTGTATTCCAAACTAATAAAAATGCAAAATTTCTGAATGCAACTGTTGATCAATTAATTAGTGAACCTAATCTAAAAAGATTTAATAGTTTTATAGGTCGTAAGTTTGCTCCTAACTTTACAGTTGGTGACGGATATATTCAAGAACCAGATATTAATAGACAGAATTATCAATTAGAACCGGCAGTCGTTTACAGAAACGCATCTAATCAAGTTGAACATTTGACAGGTTATATAGATTTTGTTAACAAGTTAAAGTACAACAATGTAGACACTACAGTTCATAACGATTTATTTTCGCAACAATATTACAATTATAGCGGATTTGTAGATTTTGATAAACTTGTAAACTATGGAGAATATTTCTGGTTACCAGCTGGTCCTGATAGTGTCCAAGTCTTTAATAGCACAGTTGATACAGAAAAAACTTATACTGTTTATAGAAGTGGAGACGATATAAGATTTGATAGCACTACTGCTGACCCAAATAGACCAATTATTCTTGCACGTGGAGGCACATATAATTTTACATTAAGTGAAACTGGCAATCCATTCTGGATACAAACAGAACCAGGCACCAGTGGAATAAGTTCTTTCAGTACGTCTATTAATACAAGAGAAGTTTTGGGTGTATCAAATAATGGCGCAACAAATGGTACAATAACTTTTATAGTACCAGATGCTGATGCACAGAATGAAGAAATAAATGCAGTTCAAGCAGCAAATCCTGATTTTGCTACAGATTTGACATATAAACAAATTCATAATCAACCTTATAGTACTTTTATTAATACACATGGTGGTATAGACAAACAAACGATTATAGATGGTAAAAGTTTAGTTTTTATTAACACTACTACAGATGCCAGTGCTTGGGATCAAGGCAGTCTTTTTGATGCGTATGGTTTTGATGATGACAATAATCCTTTTGACGAAACTACTACATTGGGATTTGATGTAAGGTATGATGTTTATGACATTTCAGTTGATACAATAGGAGGTACAGAAACTATTGTATTAAGTAGAAGTACAGATTGGCCAGTAGGTCAAAAAGTAAAAATTAAACAAGGTGATATTTACGGAAATAGAGAATTTTTTAAAGGCGGTGATGGACTACCAAAATTAATTGCACCTTACACAGCAGGCATTGATACATTATATTATCAAGATGGCACAGATGAGAATAAATTTGGAAAAATTACTTTGTCAGAAATTGATCAAGTCAGTCCAATTGATATAGAAAATGATATAATAGGAAAAACAGTATATACAAGTAATAACTTAGTAAGTTTTACAAACGGACTAAAAGTAGAATTTAACAGTGATGTAACACCGTCTACCTATGCAAATAGAGAATATTTTGTAGAAGGTGTTGGACAACCTCAAGGCATTACATTAACGCCCGTTGATGAATTGTTGACTCCTGAAAGTTATACAATTAGCACAAGTGATGGGTTTGATACAGTTGCTTATGATTCAGGCGGTTGGGATGGAACATTAAATGCTCCTACAACGCAAGATTATATTCTAATAAATCGTAGTAGTCCAGACAGGAATGCATGGAGTAGAGGAAATCGCTGGTTCCATAGAGAGGTAATCGAAGCAACTGCTAGGTATAATGATTATACTGCAGTAATTGATGATAGTGCTAGAGCTAAGAGACCTATTATTGAATTTTATGGTGGACTAGAACTTTACAATATGGGTACTACAAGCAAAGCACCTGTAACAGTAGTAGATACTACACAGACAGATGCATTTAGTAACGTAAATGGTTCTATTGGTTATTTTGCAGATGGTATAAATTTACAACAAGATTTCACAGTAATATTTTCTGCAGATGCAGATTCAGATGTTAGTAATAAAATTTATCGTGTAGATATTGTTGACCAAGATGATAACAGTACCACAGACCCAATTATTAATCTTGTTGAAATAGCTAGTGTGTCAGATGAAGATTGTGTTTTAAGCACTCTCGGTGCAAACAATCAAGGTAAACAATTTTGGTTTGATGGAACAATATGGAAAACTGCACAACAAAAAACCAGTATTAATCAAGACCCATTGTTTGATGTTTTTGACCCTGATCATGTTAGTTTTAGTGATCAAACAAAGTATCCTAGTAGTAACTTTGTAGGAAATAAACTTTTTAGTTATAAAAGAAATGGATCAGCAGCACCTGATAGTATTTTAGATTTTGGACTTACATATAAGAACTTTAGTACATTAGGTGATATTGTTTTTGATAATAATTTTGATTCAGACAAATTTCAATATACAAAAAATACTGGAAATACAAATGTAATTGTAAAAAGTGGACATGTACACCAATTTGATTCTCAAGGAAATAGATCTTTATATAATGGATGGACTAAAGTTCTAGAACAAAGTGTACAATATCAAATAGTATCATATGATGTCACTGCTAATGAATTATATAGTTTTGAGATAGGTGCCAGTGTTAACACAACTAAAGTAATACAACCCTTACAAGTTTTTGTAAATGGTAAGTTCATTGTGCCAACTAAGTACACACATTTAGTACAAAGTGAAAGAGAATATGTTGTTTTTACAAATAAACTTGCAGTTAATGATACAGTTACTATTAAATTTTTTAGTAATACAAAAGCAACGAATAGTTTTTATGAAGTTCCTAGAAACTTAGAAAATAATGCAGCAAATGCTACTTTTGGTACGCTAACGTTAGGACAAATGCGTAATCACGTAACAACTTTTAGTACATACATAAAAGATTTATCAGGTGTTGCTCCGGGTTCAAGTAATTTACGAGATAAAAATTTCAGAGGATACCCTGGTAATATAATGCAACACAGTGCTGGTCTTATTACCCCAATTTATGGATTAACTAATGATCAAGTTGACATTGTAAAGAGTATTAATTTTGTTAAAAATGAATATACAAAATTTAAAAATAACTTTATAGATAATATAAACAAATTAGATTTAGATTTAACAAATCCAAGTAAATGTGTCGATGATATAATTCTATACATGGCAGGAAAAAAGACAAGTACTTTTCCTTTTTACTATAGTGATACGTTGCCATGGGGATCACAAAAAAGTCAAACAGTTTATACAATAGATGACTCTACAGAAACTCAATTTGAGTTTACTACACAATTCGATTTAACTGTGCCATCTAATAGAGCAGTGCTTGTATACAAAAATACAACACTACTAGTAGAAGGTAGAGATTATAGATTTGATCAAGTAGAAGCAAAAGTTCTACTTACAACAAATAATTTAGGAACTAGTAACGTTGGGCTTTCAGTAAATGATACAATAACAATTGTTGAATATACAAATACAAACGGAAGTTTTTGTCCTCCAACTCCTAGTTCCCTTGGCTTATATTATAAATTTGAACCGTCCAAATATACAGATTCAACATATACAACTGCTAAAACTGTTATACAAGGTCATGATGGAAGTACTTGGGTAGGTTATAATGATATTAGAGATGATATAGTTTTAGAGTTTGAAAAACGTGTATATAACAACATTAAGACGCAGTACAAATCCAATTTATTTGACTTTGCAGAAGTAAAGCCTGGATATTTTCGCAGTATTCTAAATAACTTAAATGAAGCAAATAACATTGTTAGAAGTTACTATGGTGAATGGGCGTTAAAAAATAAAGTTAGAACACAAGAAAATACATTAACAGATAATACAAATTTATTCACATGGAACTATACAACTAGTGTAAACATACTAAACAGAGAACGTATTCCAGGGTATTGGAGAGGGATATATAGATGGTTCTATGATACAGATACTCCACATACAACTCCCTGGGAAATGCTTGGATTAAGTGTAAAGCCCATTTGGTGGGATGACAGATATGGTGAATCACCTTATACTAGTGGTAACACAGTATTATGGGAAGACTTGCGTGATGGAAAACTTTACAGTGATGCTACAGGAACTACATTTACAATTGTAACAAGTAGAAAACGTCCTGACTTATTGCGTATTATTCCAGTTGATCCACAAGGAAATTTAAGAGCACCTGGCGAATTTTTGACTGAAGGCACAGTAATTACAAACAATAATGAACCTTGGGCATTTAGTGATGGTAGTCCTGCAGAAACTGCTTGGGTTCGCAGTAGTGAATATCCTTTTGTAATGCAAATATTAGCAGCTAATTTAAGACCTGCAAAGTATGGTACATTAATGTTTGACACAAACTTATTAGAATACAATGCAGAATATGATCAAATACTACAAACAGGAAAAAGTTATAGACCAACATTAACTGATTTAAAGATGCACGGTACAACACTTACTGATGGCACAATTCAAATTGTAGAAGGATATAACCAATTTATAAGTGAATATATAAGAAGCACAGGATTTAGTATTAATGATACTGTTTTAAAATTCAGAAACTTAACATTAAACTTATGCTACGGAATTGCAGGATTTACAGATAAAAAATACTTAAAAATTCTTGCAGAAAGTGTCACACCTAGTAGCGAGAGTGAAAACATTTTTATACCGGATGAAAACATAGACATTTATCTTAAAAAGAGTTTACCACTGGAACGTATATTATATAGTGGTGTACAAATTATAAAAAGACAAAATGGATATGAATTACAAGGATATGATACAGAAAATCCATTTTTTAAAATTATTCCTAGTGCAAAGACTTCTAATCCTTTTGAACATACAGTAGGACAGAATACATTTTTTGAATTTCAACAATATGAAAATGTTATTGCTAATATTCCTTATGGAACAGTAATTACTACTAAACAACAGGTTTTTGATTTCTTAGTAAGTTACCAAAGATATTTGTTAAGTAAAGGTTTTATATTTGACGGTATAACATCAAGAGGTGAAAAGAATGATTTTGTAACAGGAGCAAAAGAGTTTGCATTTTGGACAGATCAAAATTGGGAAACAAATAGTGTAATAGTTTTAAGTCCATTCAGTGAAGGACTTAAATTAAACAGAGCTATCTCAACTGTCGACGATATTACGCTTAAAGGTAATCCAAAAGATGCCAACGGTAGTATAATAAATCCAAAATTCTATGATGTTTCTCGTATTGATAATCTTATAGAAATAATATTAGATGCAGAAAACACACAATTGTATAGTGTACAGTTAGATCCAATACAGTATGAACATGCTATTGTTTTAAGTAATAATACTATATTCAATGATGTTATTTTCCAACCAGAGCTAGGAAATAGACATGATAGATTGAAACTTATTGGAGCAAAAAGTGGAAATTGGAATGGTACACTTCATGCACCTGGATTTTTCTTAAATGAAGATAAAATAAATTTATGGCAATCATATGTAGATTATAAAAAAGGAGATATTGTTAGTTTCCAAAATAAAACTTATTCTGCAAAATATGAAATCACTGGAAGTAATATTTTTAAGTTTGATGATTGGCATATTATCAATAATATGCAGACAGGACTTATAAAGAACTTAGCAAATAAAGCAGGGCAGTTTAAAGACTTCTTTGAAATAGACAATTTGAATTTAGAAGATGGTGTCGACAAATTAGGTAAAGGTACAATTGGATTTAACCAAAAAAGTTATTTACAAGGATTAGGATTAGACGATGTTAGTCAGGTAAAATTTTATCAAGGTATGATAAAACAAAAAGGTACAGGATCTGCCATTAATAAACTTATAGATGCAGAACTTACAAACTTAGACCAGACTATAGATTATTTTGAAGAATGGGCATTTAGAGTAGGCGAATACGGAAGTATAGATAGTAATCAAATAATAGAAAATATAATACCTGAGGAAAGTGCAACTAATAATCCAGTTGTAATTCATTATCATGCTAATGGAGAGTTAAGCACATTAACAGACGATAGTCATTATCACATTCAACAAAAAGATTTATATAGAGTACCTAATAATTATAATGGTAATGTTTTTCCAATAAGAAGCACAAATAGCATTACAAAAAATGATTTAGTTACTGCGGGTTATGCTAGGTTAGATGATGTAAACTACACTGCTTTTAATGCAGACCAACTTGAAAACTTGTCTTCAAATATAGGTGTTTTAGGTAAAGGTAATAAGATTTGGACTGCTACCGATACAAATAACACTTGGAGTATTCGTAGGGTTGATGAAACGCTTAGTATAATTACTTCTGTGCAAAGTACAGGAAACGGTTATTTAATTTACACTACTGATATAAATCATGGATTAGTAAAAGATGACTTTGTAATAATCAGGGCTCAACAACCAATTGGAAAAGTTGCTAAAGTATTTGAAGTATCAAGTCCAAATTCATTTACTATAAGAGATGCTACTACTGAAGCAGATATACAAGATGTAAAAATTCCTATGTTTAGACTTAGTAATGTTAGGTTTACACAAGCAAGTGATCTAAGTTCATATACCCCTATTAATGGGTGGGATAATAACGAAATTGTATGGATAGATAAAGATCAACAGGGTAAATGGAGTGTATTACAAAATACAAGACCATGGACAACAACTGGTATAAAACCAACTGCAAGTATTACAGCAAGTGATAACTTAGGCACAAGTGTTGCAATAAATGCAACTGGAACACTTGCAATTGTAGGAGCTCCTGAACAAGGATCTGGAGCAATTATACCATATAAACGTGCTGAAAGTGGTGCGTTAACAGAAGGCAATAGTAAAACAGATGCCACAATAGGTGATAGCTTAGATAGTTTTGGCTCTGCAGTAGCTGTAGGCACAGACTATGTAGCAGTAGGTGCACCGGATACAGAAAGTGGTGCAGGTGCAGTTTTTATATACTATGTAGATGCAACAGGAACATTAAATAGACGTCCTGCACTAAGACCAAGTGGACTAGGTGGATCTGCTGGTTATGGTACAAGTATGGTAATGAGTGGAAACGGTAGACATTTATTTGTTGGTGCACCGGGCGACAATACTGTTTATGCATATACTTTAGTGACTCTTCCTGAATCAAGTGTTAAAGTTGATACAATAACTAGTGATACCTCTACATCATATAATATAAATTTCAATCCAATAAGTCAAGAAACATTAAATTTAGTTGATCAAAATGGTAAAGTCTATCTTCCTAATAAAGATTTTACATTAACTGGAGCTAATGAAATAACTTTTGGTTCTGCTCCTGCTAATTTACTACAAATTGTTGTAAGACAACAAGATTATTTTGCATTAGTTGATACAATTAATCCTTTTGATGCAATGTCAGGTGACAACTATGGATTTTCTATAGATTGTGATTATGATGGTAGAAATATTGTAATAGGAGCTCCTAATGCTAGTGTTGCAGGTGGAGATAGTGCAGTAATTTCAGATGCAGGCGAGGTTTCGATTTATTCACAGGTTGTACAACAATTTAGTGGTGATGGATCAACAAAAGCATTTACTACACAGGAAACATTACAAACAAAAATTTTTGTAGAAGTTGATGGCATATTGCAAACAGAGACAGCCAATGCAGACGTACCTACAGACAATGATGGAAGCACTGATGGATTTTATTTAAGAGCTGGAAATACAATTACATTTAAATATTCTCCTGCAACAGGTGCTAGAATTGTTGTTTACACTGGTACATATTTTGAGAAACAAAAAATAGATCAAAATGTAACAGGGCAGACACCAACTACTGGAGAACAGTTTGGGTATAGTGTTTCTATAGATAGCAGAGGCACAATGGTTGCTATTGGTAGTCCGGGCGAAGATGAGACAGATATAGATACCGGTAGTGTTTTTATATTCCAGGATAGTGGTAAGAACTATGGAACAGTTATAACAAATACACCTCATAATCAAACTTCTGGTGATACATTTTATATTGATAATAGATTAATTACTGTAACAAGTAGTGCAGACAACCCAACTAACTTAGCAAGTGATATAAATTTAGCAAGCATTCCTGGAGTTAGTGCAAGTGTTAATGCTAGTGGTGCAATAATAATTACATCTACAAATACAGAAGAGTTTAATAAACTTTCAATTGCTCCTGGCACAGGACAGATGTTTGCAAGAGACGATGTATTTGAAATATTTAAGTTTACACAAAAAATAAATCATCCACACGGTGCACCAAATGAAAATTTTGGTAGAGCAGTTGCGTTTGACAAGTATATAAATCCTATTACACTATTAGGAGGCACAAGAAATTTAGTTGCCAGTAGTGACAAAGCAAGTACACGTTTAAGTGTAAGATTTGATATTGAAACAGATACTAATAAGCAAAATTACTTAGATGCTACTACAACGTTTGATGCACAAGGTACTACTTTTACAGACAAGAGAACAGAGAGTGGTGCTGCATACGTTTATGAATTACTAAATGCAAATAGTGCAACTATTGAAAATCCGGATAAGTTAGTATTCGGTCAACAGTTAACAACAACAAATGTTGCAACTGCAGACCAATTTGGTTTTAGTGTAGCATTTAACGATAGTAGAATATATGTTGGTAGCCCATCAGATACTGTAATACGTGGATCAGTTACATTAACTAATAGTGGTAGTGTTTATGAATTTAACAATGATGAAAGATCCAGTAGTTGGTCTTCTATCAGGAATGAAACAGATAGAATTGATGTAACACAAATTAATCGTGTAGCATTGTACAATAAAAAGACAAATGAAATAGGTGTATTTTTAGATTACATTGATCCTGCTAAAGGAAAAATTGCTGGAGTTGCAAACGCTGAACTAAGTTATGTCAGTAATTCAGATCCTGCAATGTATGCAAATAATATGTGGAGTTACAAGTATAAGCATAGGTTATGGTGGGATACAAGTACAGTGCATTATTTAAACGCTGAACAAAGTGATTTAGATTATCGTAAAAATTATTGGGGAACTGTTTTTCCTGGAAGTACAATAGATGTTTATGAATGGATTGAAAGTAATGTGCCACCAAGTGAATATACAGGAGAAGGAATAGTAAAAAATGAAAATCTTTTCACTGTAGCAAATGTTTATAATAGTTCTTCTGATAGTACACAGGTTAGATATTATTTTTGGGTAAGTGGAAGAACAAGTATTCCTACTGAAGCAGAGTTTAGAACAATAAGTGCAGATAGTGTACGTAGTTTGATAGAAGATCCTAAAGCTCAAGGTTTACCTTATGTTGCATTTTTAGATAGAGATGCAGTAGCACTTTATAACTGTAAAAATTATTTTTCAGACAATGATACTGTGTTTAGTGTAAATTACGATGTTGTAAAAAACGAAGGTGTATTACACAGTGAGTTCGAACTATTTGGAAAAGGCAACACAGATCAAGATATACCTACCAGAATTTATAATAAATTATTAGATAGTTTGGCAGGCAGTGATAGTGTTGGCAATATTGTACCTGATCCGTTTTTGAGTGAAGTAGAAAAATACGGTGTATTAACACAACCAAGACAGAGTATGTTTGTGAATAGAGCAAATGCATTAAAAGTTATGGTTGAGTACTGTAATAAGATTTTTAAAACTGCTCCTTTTGCAAAAAATTCAACAATGACAAGATTGTTAAGTAGTGAAAATATCCCTACAGTAAACAGTGGTGAATATAATAAAAGTGTTGATACACTAGCAGAAAGAAACTATTTAAACACTGCAATACTTAATACAGGATATAAAGTTTTAGTATTAGAAGATGAGAATAATAGTAATTATTGGACAGTTTATACTTTACAAGCTGATAAATCATGGCTATTAACAAATGTCCAGGGATATAATACTGCAGACTATTGGTCATATACAACGTACTATGCAAATGGATATGATAGTACCACAGTGCCAACTTTTCAAGTATCTACAGAGGCAGATCTGCAAACTTTGACAACTGCAACACAGGGAGATGTAGCAAAAGTTATTAGTAATGACTCCGGGGACATGAGTATGTTTGTGTTAAATGACAACACTTGGAACCAAATTATAACTGAAAAAGGCACATTACAATTTAATTCTAGTTTATATAGTTTTGCTACTGGAAACACTAACTTTCAAGCTACAGGATTTGATAATGATGGTTTTGATTTTGGAAGTTTTGATAAAGTACCTACACTTGAAATTCGACAAATATTTGATGCTTTAAAGAACGATTTATTTATAGACAACTACAAAATTAATATGAATGAATTGTTTTTTAGATTAATGGAGTATGCACTTAACGAAACAGCATTCACTAATGATTGGATTTTTAAAAGTAGTTTTATTTCGGTTGCTCATAAATTACGCAGTTTAGATCAATATAATACTTTCAAGTACGATAATACAACATTTATAGAAAATTTTATAGAGGAAGTAAAGCCTTATAAAACTGTAATAAGAGAGTACGTTAGCAAATATGATAAGATAGACTCATTCGATGGTGATACTACAGACTTCGATTTACATTCTTTTTACGATGACGAACTAAATTTTTTCCGTAGTCCAAGTGGGGATTATAGCGGAGATGAAGTATTACAAACACAAGGTCTTAATAAACCATGGAGTGAGAACTATGGCTATATATTAGATAGTATTAGCATTGTAAATGCTGGATCAGGCTATATTACAAATCCTACAGTAACAATTAGTGCTCCTCAATTAGCAGGTGGTGTACAAGCAACTGCTACTGCCCGTACAAATGGTGATGCTATTATTAGTATAACGATGGTTAACAAAGGCAGTGGGTATACTTCAGAACCTACTGTGACAGTCACAGGTAGTGGTACAGGAATTTTAGTAAGTCCAAGACTTGTTAACAACAAAGTAAGAAGTTTTGATACTACTATTAAATTTGATCGTATTACTTACTCAAGTGATATTAAAGATTGGTCAGCAAATACTGCATACACTGCAGGTGACATCGTAGCATATCAAAACACTACAACATTAACACAAGAAGTTTATACTGTTACAGAAAGTTTTACAAGTGGGTCAACATTTAGTGTAGAAAATACAAGTGGAACTGTTGTACTTACTGTAAAAGCAGATGAAGATTTTACAACTACTGCTGATAGAATTCATGCTTACTATTATCCATCATCAGGTATGATAGGCGATGATTTAGAATTATTACAAAAGGGAACAGGTTATTTAGGAAATAAAGTTACTGGTCCTGGCTTTGACCAAAATCCAGGATTTGATAGTAGTAATTTTGATATTGTTGCATTTGATAATATAGAAATCGATGAAGAAGGACTTGAAGTACTTGCAGGCGTAGATACTATTTTTAGAGGCACAGGTTTTAGTGTAGATTTAGGTATAGAACCTGAAAGTATTATTGTAGATGGAGCAGGATTTGTTGATACTTACAATAGTCATGCACCTGAAGAGCTTATACCTGGTAGAGTTTATGATACACTTGATATGGAAGTTTATACGCATCCAAGTCATGATTATGAAGTAGATGGAGGGTCTCCACAGATACAACATACTTCTTACAGTAACTTGCTTGATAGTTTTTCTGAAGGATTCATTGAACCTGGATATATTGAAGGTGATTATGTTTCACTTACCGGCACTACAGTAAACCAACGAGATTTTCAATATGGAGATCCTACAAAAAGTTCTGAGGATTATGAATATATAATTGTGTATCAAAATGACTTAAGAATATACAATTTCACTACAAATTATACAGATAAGACTGTAACTTTAACTGATCCTATATTAGCTACAGATTCTATTCATATCTATGCATATAGTCAAGTGGGTGAAAAATTAATTGGTGATTATACAGAAATAGGCGACGGAAGTAGTGTAAATTTCCTTTTAGGAAATACACCAGCACAAACAAAACAAACACTGGTATTTGTAGATGGCGTAGAGACTAGTGTAACAGTAAGTGAACAGGATGATAGGACGCTTATTGTTTTTAGTTCACCTCCAAGAAACGGAGCTCACATACATGCGTTTGTGTATAGTCAAGAAACAGATAGAGATGCACCAACAAAGATAGCTTTACAAACTACAACACTAACTTCGGGTACATTCACATATGCTTTAGATAACACAGTAAATTATGCACAACCTTTTAGTGGAAATACAGTAGTAGAAATAGATAATGTAAGGTTGCGTCCTGCAAATAGTGCATACTATACAGGTGATGGCGCAACAACACAATATAACATTTCTATTACTGCAGGCGAAGCAACAATAGGAAACATAAATGACATAGGAGTGACAGTAATCAGCAAAACTACAGGACTTGCACTAAATGGTGTAAGAGATATAGATTTTACTGTGACTTCAGGTACTAATTTTGTAACAATGACAACTGCGCCAGCAAATGGTGATACAGTAATTGTATATAATAATGCAGATGCAGAGTATATAATAAGTGCTACAGGTACAGAAATTACAATAGATAGTAGTGTAAGTTTTACAAGCAGTAGTGTAATGCGTGTAAATACTTTTTCAAATCACGATCCACTGCGTATACAAACTAAAGTATATGAAGGAGACCCTGGTGGAGGCAGATATCAATTTGATAGAACTCTTACTGATACTGCTTACCTTTGGGTTACATTAAATGGATTAAGAATTCATCCTGGAGAATTTTCTGTAGAAAATAATGAAATAGTAATGAGTGAAGTTATTAGTGCTACTTTAACTGCAAGTAGTGTAATAGTTGCCACTCATATAAATGAAAACACAATGGCATCTAGCACAGGATTTAGAATTTTCCAAGATATGAATGGAAATATAGAATATTTAAGATTGTGTAAAGATAACACTACCACTACAGTATTACCTGCTCTTCCTACAGATACAAAGATATATGTTAATGATGCAAGTGTACTTCCATATGTAGAACCAACAAGTGAATATCCTGGAGTTGTTTTTATAGGTGGTGAGAGAATTACTTATTGGGAAGTAAACTTATCAGAAAATTATATTACAAAACTAAGACGGGCAACAAATGGTACTGCTATGGTACAACGTATAACAGAAGGGTTTTTAGTAGTTGATGGAGGAAAAGATCAACTATTGCCTGCAACAAATACACATACAAATACTTGGTACAATGCAGGTTCAGGCACGGCTGCAGACGGATTAGGATTACAACAATCTACTACTATAAATGCAAACTTTCTTAATGCGTGTCAAGCAGAAATTCCTAATTTTAGAGCAGAACTAAATGCTGGTGAATATATGGTAACAGACTATGTAGTGGACGACTATGTAGAAAGATTAGAATAATGTGTTGATAAATACTCTTATACATATAGAGTATTAAGGACGAGAACAAAATGGCAATTACACTTAGAGGAAATAAAAGTCAAGCACTGACATTTAATGAAATGGATGGTAACTTTACTGACTTGGATGGTAGAGTAACAACACTTCAAGGTAATACTGTACAAACAATTAATGGATTAAGTCCTAGTAGCAATGCAGTGACAATTACAACTGCAAACATTACAGAAAATACAAATTTATATTATACAGATGCAAGGGCCAGAGCGGCAATTAGCGTTACTGACAGTGGCGGTGATGGAAGTTTATCATATAATAATTCTACTGGTGTTCTAACATATACAGGTCCGAGTGCTAGTGAAGTAAGAGCACACTTTTCTGCCGGAGAAGGTATTGATATAGCTTCTGGAGTTATATCTGGTGAAGATGCTACTACATCAAATAAAGGTATAGCATCATTTAGTAGTGATCATTTTGATGTAACATCAGGTGCAGTAAGCATAAAGGCAGACAGTATTGATGATACTCACATAGACTTTGGTACAGGTACAAATCAAGTTAGTACTGCTGATATACCTGAACAAACTAACTTGTACTATACAGATGCACGAGCAGATTCACGTATATCTTCTGCAAGTATTGGTGATTTAAGTGATGTTGATACAACAACTTCAACACCAAATGCTAATGATGTTTTAACTTGGAATGCAGTTGACGGCGAATGGGAACCTGCAGTTGCTCCAGGTGCGGCAGGTGGTGAAGCAAACACTGGTAGTAATGTAGGTACAGGAAGTGGAATATTCAAGACTAAAGTAGGTTCTGATTTACAGTTTAGAAGTATAATTGGTACAGATCCAATTATTGCAACACAAAATACAAACGATATAACTTTAACTTTTGATCCTGCTTCAGATGTTGATATAAATTCTAATAAATTAAGAAACGTTACAGATCCAACAAGTGCTCAGGATGCTGCAACAAAGGCATATGTAGATAGTCAAGTAAGTGCAGTAAGTACAACTGCAATTAGTCAAGGAAACAGTAATGTTACTGTAACGGACAGTGGAACTGGTCAGGTTGTTACTACTATTGACGGCACTGCAGAGTTAACAATAGTAAGTGCAAGTGCAACATTTGGTGGTAACATAATTATACCAGATGCAGGCAATATTGGTAGTGCAAGTGATACAGATGCTATACAAATTGCCTCAACAGGCAATGTAACGTTAAGTCAAAATCTTACTGTAACTGGCGATTTTACAGTTAATGGCACTACTACTACTGTGAATACTACCAATATGGTTGTTAGTGATGCCTTAATTGAGCTTAATAACGGAGCGGCAAGTAACGCAAATGATAGTGGCATTATTATTGAAAGAGGCAGTACAGGTGACAATGCATTTATAGGGTGGGATGAATCATCGGATAAATTTATAGTTGGTACAACCACTGCAACTGGTGCAAGCACTGGCACGTTAACAATTGCTTCAGGAACATTAGTAGCAAATACATTTGAAGGCGCCCTAAGTGGTAACGCAACAACTGCTACAACTGCATCAACTGCTACTGCACTTGCAACTGGTAGATCAATTAGTCTTACTGGAGATGTAACAGGAACTAGTGGTAGTTTTGATGGAACTGGAAATGTAAGTATAACTGCAACAATTGCAGCTAACTCAGTTGCCCTCGGCACAGATACAACGGGCAACTATGTTGCATCATTAGTAGCTGGTGCATTAATCGATTTACAAAATAACACTGGTGAGGGAGCTACTCCTACTATTGATGTTGACTTGTCGGAACTTACAGACGGTACTGACGATATTATAGGCACACAGGACGAAATAGTTTATCTTGATAATGGAACTCAAAAACGTAAACTTATTTCAGAAATATCAATTAGTGAATTTACAACTGCAAATACAATTGCGTTAGGTACTGATACAACTGGTAACTATGTTGGCGCAGGTGCTACAAGTGGTAGTGGTATTAGTGGTAGTGTAAGTAGTGAGGGTGGCACATTTACTGTTACATCAAATGCAACAGCCTTAAACACAGGCAGTACAATTGTATTCCGAGATAGTGGCGGAAATTTTGCTGCAGGTACTATTACTGCTAATTTAACAGGTAATGTTACAGGAAATGCAGATACTGCTACTACTGCAACATCAGCAACTTCAGCAACGTCAGCAGGAACTGCAACTACTGCAACAACTGCAACTACTGCTACTAATGTTACAACAACAGATAATACGGCAAACAATGAAACTGTTTATATTACATTTGTAGATGGAACAAGCGGTGGACAAGGTATTGAAGTTGATAGCACAGGACTTACATATAATCCAAGTACAAACACATTAACAACTAGTGTTTTCAGTGGTACAGCAACCTCTGCACAATACGCTGACTTAGCAGAAAAATATACAACTGATGAAGAATATTTACCAGGCACAGTAATGACAGTAGGCGGTGATGCAGAAACAACTGCAGCAAATAGTAGTTCACAATATATAGCAGGTGTTATATCAACTGATCCTGCGTACTTAATGAATAGTTCAATTGATGGACAACCAATTGCACTAGTAGGTCGTGTTCCAGTTAGAGTAATTGGCAGTGTAACAAAAGGACAAGCAGTATTTGCAACAGATAATGGTGTAGCAAGTACAGATGGTACAGGCCCAATCGTTGGAATTGCATTAGAAACAAATAGCAATTCAGACGAAAAGAGTGTAGAATGTATGCTTAAGGTGTAATAATGAAAGATAACGATATGGAAAAAACGGATATTGAAGAACCTCAAGCACCAGAAAGTGCAATTAAAGATACTAGTGGTGTAATGATGGAAGGACACATTCGTATTTTTGATCCTGAGACAGGCGAAGATTACGTTAATAAAAGAAATGCTATACACTATGAAAATATGAGCGAAGCACTAGCATTAAGTATATCAAATAAAACAACAGGTTTTATACATGAAATGAGTTTTGGAAATGGTGGTACTAGTGTAGATCCGACAGGTGTTATTACATATTTGCCTGCAAATAGCAGTGGTAGTAATGCAAACTTATACAACCAAACATATTACAAAGTAGTAGATGATAATAGTAGTTTGAATACAGATACTGCTAGAAATAAACTTACAATTAGTCATACAACAGGACAAATTTACACTGATATAGTTGTTAGTTGTTTACTTGATTATGGTGAACCTAATAGTCAGGCTGCATTTGATAATACAAGTAATTTTAATGACACATATACGTTTGATGAACTAGGTTTAAGAAGTTGGACAGGTACAGTGAATACAGGTAAACTGCTTACCCATGTTGTTTTTCATCCTGTACAAAAAAGTTTGAACAGACTTATACAAATAGATTATACAGTGAGAATACAGACATTGACTAATCTAAGCAGTATATAATATACTATGTTTATGCAGTTGATAAATAATAGTAACGAATAGCGGAGCAACTTAAAGATGGCTTATACAGTTAATAAAACCAATGGAACAATTATTGCTACAGTAGCAGATGGAACTATTGACACAACAACTGATCTTACACTAATTGGTAAAAATTATGCAGGATATGGTGAATTTTTCAATGAAAACCTAATAAAATTATTAGAAAATTTTGCAAACACTAGTGCACCTAGTAGTCCGATTGCTGGTCAAATGTGGTGGGATAGTACAAATAATTTACTAAAAGTTTATACAGGCAGTGCATTTAAAACAGTAAGTAGTAGTACAGCAAGTGCAAGTACCCCTACTACAAACGTTACTGGTGATTTATGGTGGGATACAACTAATGGACAATTAAAAGTTTACAATGGTAGTGCTTTTACAACAATTGGTCCAAGTTTTACAAGTGGCACAGGAACTTCAGGTGCAATTGTTGAAACAGTAACTGACAGTGGTGCAACAGATCACGTAGTTGTAAAAATATATACAAACAATACAGTCGTTGCAACAGTTTCAAAAGATTCTACATTTACTCCACAGGCAGCTATTTCAGGGTTTGCAACAATTAAACCAGGATTACAACTTTCAACTGCAGTTTCCGGTGCAAAATTTCAAGGTACTGCAACAGATTCTGACTTATTAAGTGGAATTGCATCAACAAGTTTCTTACGAAGTGATGCTAGTGATAGTACAAACGGTGTACTTAGTATACTAAATGATACAGGAATTGTAGTAGGTGTTGATAGTGATTTTACAGTTGGTGTTAGTGGAAGTGATGTAAGTATAAGTAATGCTACAAGTGATGGCGATATATTAATTAAAGTTAATGATGGCGGTGTAGTTTCGACTGCAATGACATTTGATGGAGCAACTAATAGAGTGTTAGTTGCTGGTGCTCCTACAGATAATCTAGGCGTTGCAACAAAAGCATATGTTGATTCGCAAGTTTCAGGTGCAGGCGCTTTGTTGACAACGGGTGGTACAATGACAGGTAATATACTTGTCAGTGGATCAGTAGACTTTGGTACTAGTGGCAACAGAATATCAACAGTATTTGCAACAACCTTTAATGGAACTGCAACTTCAGCTGAATATGCTGACTTGGCAGAAAACTTTATACCTGACAACAATTATGCACCAGGTACAGTAGTAGCACTAGGTGGTGCAGAAGAGATTACTGCTGTAAATGAAGAATTATCAGATAATGTATTTGGGGTTGTAAGTAGTCAACCAGCATACTTAATGAATAGTAGGCAGCAAGGTGGTGCGCCGGTGGCGGTTGCCGGAAGAGTACCTGTAAGAGTCATTGGAAAGATAAATAAAGGAGATAGGCTTGTTAGTGCTGGTAACGGATTAGCAAGAGCAGTTTCCAAAACAGAATTAATTAATCCCTTTAATGTAATTGGCAGAGCAATTCAAACTAAAAATTCAGTGGAAGAAGGCACGGTTGAAGCCTTCGTCACAGTAAACTAACGGAGTTAATATGGCATATACCGCAGGCGATACAATATTAGATGATCATTACAATGATTTCGCAACATCAGTAAATGCAATATGGGGTTCTGGTTCAGGTGACTCTGGGTATGGTCAAACTAATACAGTAAGTAGTGTGAGTGCAGGAACTACTATTACTGCAGCTCAATGGACAACCTTACTAGCAAGAATTAGTAGTATGGCCTCGCATCAGAGTTCAAGTATTACTGCAATTAGTAATCCTAGTGCTGGTGATACAATTAGTGCATACGCTGCATTATCAGGAAATATTAGTACAATTACAACTAACAGATTAAACGTACATGCAAGAGATGCGATTGTAGAGTCAAACTGTAGTACAACAACTACACTTACTGGTACAATTGAACAGCGTGGAACATGGGCATGGGGAAGTGAAGCACAAGCAAGATACTTTTTTAATGCTGGCGGAAGATTGAGAGTACGTTGGGACCTTAGTAGTTTTACTGCAGACAGTAAAGCAAATGAATGGAATAACCTAGCAGCAGCTTGTGGTAACTATTATATTTATGCACAAACTTCAGGCAAGTCAGGTGGTAGTGGTACAGCAAACGTTAACCTAACAAACCTTGGATGGCATGATATGACAGGTGCATATCAAACGGCATTCCGTCAATATGAAGACACAGGTCCTTATACTGCAAACTATATTCAGTTAGAACTTTATAAAACAGGTGGCAGCGTATTATTTAGAAGTAAATGGGTAGATGATGCGGCTGATCAAACTAGTTATAACAAAAACATTTATAACGTACTAGACCAAGTTGATGGTACAAAGCAAACATTCTTTGGACACGAAGAGCCAACAACAACTTATATAGCAGATACGTGGGGCGACGGTCCTTCACAAACTGTTAACGCTAACGGTTAATTGTAAAACAAAATTTTTATACTTGACAGGCGCTACGGCGCCTGTTATAATATCAGCATGACAAATCAAGAAGAGTATGCTCGTGAAAGATTCGAGCTCAATAGACAAAAACAGACACTAAAAGAACAACAACAACAAAGATTGACTGTGCCTTATAATGGAGGACTGTTCAAAGTTGATATGACACTGCTAAATTATTTGTATATGAAGTGTGCAAATGCAGGATTATTTCAATCCAGCAGAGACGATATACTAACTGACAGTTACGATACACCTATAAAAATAGATGTGCAAGAATTATTAGTACTAGCAGACCAACGCTGGAAAGAAGTTCACAATGATTGGTACAATCAATACGAAGAACTGAAAACAAAACGCAAAGCAGGTGACGTTGAAGTCTAAAGGTGTACTGTTATTATACGCTGAAAATAGTCAGTTAGATTATAAACGCCTTGCTGAACTTTCAGCACGACTAGCAGAGTACTACTTAGATGTTCCTAGTACTATTGTAAAATTAGATGTTGTTCAGGAAAATATTCGTACATTTAGATATGAAGATGGTATTGAAACTATAGCCTGGAATAACATAGGACGTTATAATGCTTATAATTTAAGTCCATATGATGAAACCATTCTTATTGATACTGATTATTTCATTCAAAATGATAACCTAGCAAACTATTTTGGATCTAATCAAGATTTTTTATGTCATAATAGTAGTTATGATGTAACAGGAAATGAGATATTTAGACACAACCGTTTTTTAGAAAGTGGCGGTAATGGATTTGAAATGCGTTGGGCTACTGTAATATACTTTAAAAAGAGTAAACATGCAAAACAAATTTTTAATACCTGGAGAACTGTTTACAAAAATTATGGATATTATGGTAGACTGATAGGATTTAGACGTACACCTTTTCGAAATGATTTTGCCTTAAGTATTGCTCACAATATTTGCAATGGATACATAAACACAAGTACATTTATACATGAATTGCCTGCAATAAGCACAACTGATAGTGTCATAGATTACGGAAACAATAATTGGTTAATAAATTATAATCTTAGAAATAGTAAAAACGTAATGCGTTATAAGGGCGATTTACATGTTATGAATAAAAAATGTATTTTACAAACTGAAATATATGATAAACTATGGAATAGTGTGTGAGAGAAAAGAAATACAACCAGGGGTATCTAACTTTTGCTCAAGGCGAACAATATCTAAATTGTGCTTACTTGCTTGCTCTTAGTGTTAAAACTTATTGTAAAATCAATAAGTTTGCAGTTGTCGTAGACGAAAATACTCCTGTGCCAGAACATATGACTAGAGTTTTTGATGAAGTTATCACAATACCTACTATGGGACCTTTTGCAAATGAGTGTCTAGCATGGGAACTTACACCATTTAAAGAAACATTTAAGGTTGAGAGTGATATGCTTATTACAAGTAGTACAGATCACTGGTGGTCAGGGGTAAGACTAAAAAATATTTGTTTTACTACACAAGTTTGTAACTATAGAGGTGAGTTTGCAGATGATAGTAACTATAGAAAGATGTGGCAAGAAAACAATATGCTTAATGTTTACAATGGCTTTATGTATTTTAGGCATTGTGTAGAAACAAAGAAGTTTTTTGACGATTGCAAAACTGTATTAAATACATTTAATATATACAAATCAAGTATTTTAAAAAATTGTAGACACGAGTATGCAGACACAGATGTGTTTATGAGCATAGTTGCTACTGAAACTGGTAGCGAAGATTTTTATGTGCCAACATTAGACTATCCAACATTCACACATATGAAAAAATATATAAATCGATTTGGAACAGATGATTGGCGTGATGCTTGTAGTTGGGCGTTGACAGATGATAAAATATTTTTAGTAAATGGATATGCACAGACTAAACCTTTCCATTATTATCACAAAGACTTTTGCACAGAGGAGTTAAGTAAAAGATATGAGCAGTTCGTTCTTTGAAGCACAACATGTATTTGAATCTGCACCACCTTCAGAAACGCGGTTGTATTACGATAAAGAAGGTGTTATACTTAGTAAAAAGTATGTTGCAAAAGACTTATTAGAGGATAGTCTTTATATTGTGATTACACAAGAACAATACGATGCAGTAGATTATAAAAGGCATCGTGTAATAGATAAAGAATTAGTTTGGATAACACCTAAAAAAACACACTGGTTTTTAAAACAGGAAGAACTAACGAGGAATCCTTATGTCAAAGATTGATGTAGCAGATTTAGATTGTATATATTTAAGTTATGATGAACCTAAAAAAGAAGAATTTTGGGCAAAAATACAAAATATAGTACCTTGGGCGAAACGTGTTGACGGAGTAAAAGGTTCAGATGCCGCACATAAAGCTGCTGCTAGTGCCAGTGATACTGAGCGTTTTGTATTGATAGATGGCGACAATATGCCTTATCCTGAATTTTTTGATATAACTTTAGATATTAAACCTGAACATGAAGATTGTGTATTTCGTTGGAAAGCAGTAAACGCAGTTAACGGACTTATGTATGGCAACGGAGGAATAAGTTGTTGGACACGTAATTTTGTTAACAGTATGAAGACACATGAAAATAGCGATGGAGCAGATGAAAACGAAGTAGAATTTTGCTATGATCCAAAGTATTTGGCCATGAATAATGTTTACAGCACTACATATCCTAATGGAGATGCTTTTCATGCATGGAGAGCAGGATTTAGAGAAGGCGTAAAGATGTGTTTGAAGAAAGGCACAAAGCCTAGTTTACTAGAATTTAATGAAATGGTACATCGCAGTAACTTTGATAGATTAAGCATATGGCACAACATAGGTGCTGACGCAGAATACGGTGATAGTTGTATAGCAGGTGCTAGATATGGTACTTACAGAACAATGCTTACTGAATGGGATTACACAGAAGTACAAGATTTTTACCACTTAGGCGAGATATACAGTGAATGGAAAACTGTTGATCAAAAAACTATTAACAAGTTATTACAAACACGTTTAGGATTACACCTGAGTGATTTTACAAGTGAACAAAGCAAGTTTTTTAAAAAATATTATCAACAAACACATAGACAAAATGACCCAATGAGGTTAGAAATAGATGCTATACGTTCTGCTGAAGGATGGTAATGAGTGATTATTATCAAGATGCACTTGTAGCAA